CCATGCTTATGTGGTCGATTATTGGGAAAGCATAATCTAAATTGCTGTCTAATGCGACAACACCGGCCACTGTCCGTCAGCCACAATGACAGTCGCCTGCTTGCAGGGAAGAGGACTCGATTAGCGTTGCCGGTACACCATATCAGCCGTGAAAGAGCGGTATCTGTCACCTATTTAACATAATCACATTTAACATAATCCATTCAAAAACACGGCATATAAATCAATATGGTAGAATTATGTAATGGCACAGATAGGTAGACCAAAGGGTTCAAAGAACCGTAAAACGGTTGGGATGATCGTTGCAAAGCGTAATGGTATCTCCCCATTAGAGTTCCTGCTTGCTGTAATGGACAACGAAGACAATGAATTGAATGTGCGTATTGATGCGGCTAAATCTGCCTGTCCGTATCTGCACCAACGTCTTGCATTGCTGGCAGTAGAGCATAAAGGGGAAGTGCAAGTCAGGAGAGTGGAGAGAAGTATTGTCAGCACTGATTCAAGGCAGGTTATCAATTCCGACAGCAGAAGCATTCCTACCGTTAACTAAGCCTGCCAGGTATCTTGCAGCATGGGGTGGCAGAGGAAGCGGTAAGTCACACTTCTTTGCCGAGTTGTTAATCGACAGGTGTCTTGATGGCGGTGTAAGAGCAGTATGCATACGAGAGGTACAAAAATCACTCATCCAATCAGCAAAACGACTGATAGAGGACAAGCTGATTGGTTTTGGCCTGGACAAAGGTCATGGTTTCACGCTGATGAAAGACCACATACTGACACCGGGTGATGGAATCATAATGTTTCAAGGGATGCAGGATCATACGGCAGAGTCGATAAAATCTCTGGAGGGCTTCAAATACGCATGGGTCGAGGAAGCACAGACATTATCCGAGCATTCACTGAAACTGCTTCGTCCGACAATACGCGAGGAAGGCTCGGAGTTATGGTTCTCTTGGAACCCAAGACGCAAGCAAGACCCGGTTGATGTTCTGTTACGCCAGGGTGATGTACCGACAGGCGCAATCGTAGTCAAAGCAAACTGGGAAGATAACCCATGGTTCCCGGCAGTGCTGGAGCAAGAGCGCAAAGACTGTCTGAGGATCGAGCCAGAACAGTATGAGCATATCTGGAACGGTGACTATGTAGGCATCCTCAAGGGTGCTTACTACGCATACCAGATGGCGAAAGCGAGAAAAGAAAAGCGCATAGGCAGGGTGACAGCAGACCCATACGTCACAAAGCGTGTGTTTATAGACATTGGCGGCACAGGTGCAAAGTCTGATGCCTACACAATGTGGGTGGCACAGTTTATCGGCAGAGAGATCAGGGTGCTTGACTACTACGAGGCACAAGGCCAAGAGTTGGGTGATCACCTCGAATGGTTACGCAAGAATGACCACAACCAGGACAACACACAGATATGGTTACCGCACGATGGCGCGACTAAAGACAAGGTATATCGTGTCAGTTACGAGACAGCATTCCGCAATGCAGGTTACCGGACTACCGTCATCCCCAACCAGGGAACCGGAGCCGCATCAAAGCGTATAGAAGAAGCACGTAAACTATTTTCGATGATGTGGTTTAACGAGAAGACATGCCGAGGAGGTCTGGACTCTCTAAGCTGGTATCACGAAAAGATTGATGAGGTCAGGCAGATCGGACTCGGCCCAGAGCATGATTGGTCATCACACGCAGCAGATGCATTTGGCCTGATGTGCATAGCATATGAGCCACCAAGACCGCATGGTCACATTCACAAACCAAAATACAAACGTGCAATGGAACCGTTGCATACAAGGAGATGACAATGGAACCAGACACAATCAGAAGCAGTTTTGAGCAGCACGTATCGGCACGTAAGACACACGATAGCAGGCTACAGTCAATTGTGGATTATGTTGATCCCACCCGGTACGACTTCTTTGACCCGCTGCTAACCAGTGCCAGTGTCAGTTGGGAACACCCACATATATATGACAACACCGCCACCGTGTACTACAAGTTGCTGGCATCCAGGCTGAAGTCAAACATGATGAATGCCTCTACACGGTGGTACAACATCCGATTCCGTAGCGAGGACAACAACGAGGACGCTGAAGCAACTGAATGGCTGGAGGACTGTGTTACACGCATGTGGCATACGCAATCAGAGTCCAATTTCAACGAGATGGCAGGCGAGACAATGCGTGATAACGTGCTGCTCGGTACATCTATGGCAATGCAGGAGCCGAAAGGTGATCTGATATGGGAGGGGATGGAATACACTGCACTGCCAATCATGGACTCGTACTTTGACATGGGGCCGGATGGTGTGCCGTACAGGATATTCCGCAAACTACGCTATACACGTGAGGATTTAGATCGAAGGTTTGAACTGCCTGAAGGTTACACGCTGGAGGATCCCGAAGAGGGTAGCATTGATGCAAAGATCGAGGTCATATTCTGCGTCTATGAGCGTGAGGAGATAAGCAAGGAATTAAAACTGGGCGAAATACTCGTGCCAGAGAAACGTCCCTACGGGTACAAGTATGTCATCCATAGCGATGGCACTGAACTGGAGGAGGGTGGCTATTATCATTTCCCAGCACTGGTGACCCGCTGGGATAAGGTGGCTGGTACGCAGTGGGGATCTGGGCCGGTTGCGGACATACTGGAGAATATACGCCAGTTGAATACATTCGTGGCACAGAAGTCAGAGTCCGGTGCAAAGGCACTTGACCCGCCATACAAGACAACAGAGCGCGGTGTTATCGGTGACCTGGACTCAAACGCAGGCGGGATAACTGTCGTAACTGACATGGATGACCTGCAGCCACTGCTTGATCAGAACGCAACGATGGCAGGCATGAACGCGGGTGACCAGATTATCATCCACCTGCAAAACACCATCAGGATGGCGATGTACGGTGACAAGCTGGAACTGAAAGAGTCACCGGCAATGACAGCCACCGAGGTAGCGGCAAGGCTTGAAGAGGCGTTCCGGTTGATTGCCGATGTGGTTGGCAGGATACAGGACGAGTTCCAGACACCGGCGTTGCAGTTTCTGTTCAACACAATGCTAAGGATGAAGGGATTCTTGCCGATGCCTGATAGTCTGCTCAACACTGATCTGGATATCGTATTCACTGGCCCAATCGCCAGGGCATTACAGGCAGAACAGGCAGACGGTATTATCTCGTATCTGATGCTTACAGCAGAACTGGCAGAGATATACCCGGACATGCTGGACATACCCGATCTGGACAAGATGTCACGCAAGCTTGCCAAGCTCAAGGGCGTACCGACAGACCACCTGCATAGCCAGGAAGATGTCGAGCAGATACGTGCGGCCAGGGCAGAGCAGCAGCAGCAGATGCAGGAGGCCCAGAATATCCAGATGGGTGGTGAGGCCATGAAAGCTGCAGGCGAAGGCGCACAGGCAGCACAGGAGGCCGGTATTGAAGAACCAACTTAAAGGTCTACGCAGGTCAGAGAGCAGATCCGTACACATGATGGCGAACACACCAGATGGAAAGATTTTCATGGTGTGGCTGAACAGACAGGATGGCAGAATCTTGAAGAAGGACAAACTAGGCACTGTTGATCCCTATGCTATGGCATACGCGGCAGGTGTACACGACTTAATCCAAAACATAAAGGACATGATCGATGAGCGATGAAAGATGGCAGGACAGTTTAGCCGAAGACATAAGAGCCAATCCGACACTTGATAAGTTCAAGTCCCAGGATGATCTGGCAAAGAGTTATGTAGAGCTGGAGCGCATGAATGGCAGATCGCTTGTATTACCGGGTGAGGATGCACCAGAGGATGCGTGGGATAAATACTATGCCAAGGCTCAGGAGAGTGGACACCTGACAGTGCATCCAGATCACGCGACTGACGATCAGGCGAAGGCATTCTGGAAGGCGATAGGCGTACCAGATGACGGTGACGGTTATAAGGTGCCGGATAACTTTGATGGACTGCCGGATGAGTACGTCAAGAGTCTGACCGCACTCGCAGTCAAGGCAGGGTGGACGAACAAGCAGTACCAGGAAACGTTGTCAGCAATGGCTGAAGACCACGCAGAGCAGACCGGCGCACAAGAACAGGCATTAGCAGATGACAGAGGTATCGTGGACAAGGTGTTTGGCTTGGCAAAGGAGCAGAAACTCAAAGCGATAGGCGCACTTGCAGAACAGTTTATCGACCCGTCTAATCCACCGTCATGGGCTGGTGACCTCAGCAAGCTAACGGCGGGTGATCTGATATTCATGGATAACCTGGTCAAGGGCTTCACAGGCAAAGGCCCACAGGCTTTCAAGCAACCCGATGCTGCTGGCAATCAGTACACGCCCGGTGAGTTGGATGAGATGATCGACAACCTCACCACCGACCTGTCAGACAATGGCAGGAAGATGACCAAGGATAAGTACAACGCAAAGCAGGCAAAGCGTATGCGATACATCAAGATGCGTGGATCGACTAAATAATATATACTGACGGCTAGACACAACGGATGTGACGGATAACCGCTCGGCCCGTCACATCCTATAAAGAAGCCCATCAGGTGTGTGGATAACTTCAGTCATATTTGTAATTAATGAACTGAAGGATTATTCACAATGAGTAATGACACAATTAAACAGGTTACGTTAGACGCCTTTCAGCAGGGTGTAATTCATCTGGTACAGCAAAAGGCCACCAAGCTCCGAGCGTGGGTGGATGATTGGTCACCGGATGCCGAGACAGGCAACTGGGATCGTCTGGGTGCTGCCGAGGCGGGTATCAAGACACGCAGGATGGCGACACCAGAGATGGATCGCGTCTGGTCAAGGCGTACCGCTATCGCATCACCGTACAACGATGCAGAAATCATCGAGCAGGAAGACCCGACCCGGATGCTCGAAGACCCCAAGAGTCACATCATCCGCTCCATTGGCTATTCAATGGGCCGCAAGATGGACGATATTATCATTGGTGCAGCGGTTGGTAATGCTACAAACTCAGTACGTGCGAGCGATGGCTCTAACACACCGACAGATATTGCACTTCCAGCAGGGCAGATACTGGGTGATTATGGCACACCGATCTCTTTTGATGTGATCACCAATGTTGTGGAGATTTTCAACTCCCATGACCTGGAAGATGTCGAGATCGTTGCAGTAGTCGGCCCACGCCAAGTGCGTGAACTGATGAATCTTACCGAGGTCACCAGTGCCGATTATGTCATGGCAAATGCCCTGATGAGCAACAAGATCGTCAGTGGCTGGTATGGTATGGATTGGGTTATGTCCAACCGTCTGATACATCCCACGACTGCACAGACACAGTGTGTGTTCATGACACGTGATGCTGTTGGCTTCCATATCCCACAGGATGTGACCACCAAGTGTTCTGAAGACCCCGGCCTGTCATACGCCTGGAGGCCATACGCCCAGTTTGATGCAGGTGCTGTACGACTTGAGGAAGAGAAGGTAGTCACCTTCGAAGCCCTGGACGCAAGTATCGCGTAGAACCGTCACCCGACTTAGCCCCCATCACGGGGGCTTTGTCACATAGGGAGTATGAAATGGCTAAGAAGCAAACCAAGAAGACCACCAAGAAGCAGGCTAAAAAGCCCGTTCATAAAACATTAAGGGGTAGATAATGAGCCTGTACACATTGACTACACCGATCCAGTTATCATCTGGAGCTAACGTTCCGTTTGTCGTCACGCGCACCAACGATGCAATTGTCGCACCTGCCGCAAATGAGGTAGCTCTGTATGTCTATCTTTTAGACGCTGATGACTTCCGCAAGGGTGAGATATACCGTGGATGGGACATGCTCTACCGTGGCTGGAAATCACACTCTTATGACCCGTTCGATGGTGTAGGGCCGAATGACGTGCTGTTAGCAATACCGCTCAATGCACCCAATATCGCCAGCCGTAAGATCACCACAGACTTTACCATTGATGTTGTCATCGTAGCGGGTGATATCGGACTTGGCATTGCCGCAGAGCAAGACATTGTTGGCAAGAATATCTTACAGGTACGTTCTGCCTTCGATGCCTTGAGGAATTATTACCTCGAAAAAATCGGCAAGAAGTAATGACGCACGTCAATGACGATAAACTGTCGGCACTGGGCGGTACAAGCCTGGACAATACCAATGATCTGGAGATAATCTGGCTCCAGAGCAAGGGCGCGACATCCGATAACATCAACGATGCCTGGATGGAGCTATACGTTATTGATGGCGCAACAGCCGATAACATCAATGACGCTGCACTTGAGTGGTTATTGATACAGGGATACACCGGAGATAACCTCGCTGATGGCTGGGCGTGGTACTGGTTTAGCGCATCTGCTACAGCAGCAAAC